AGGTATGTTGTTTTTTTCATGTTTTTCAAATTGATTTTCGATTTTTAAAAATTACACACAGGTTTTTTGTGTTGAATTTTAAAAATTGGAAAAACGATTTGAAAAAGTTGTAAAAAATCGATTTAGACCATAATGCTCAGATCACCAAAAAAAATATTTACAAAATGTTACGATATTTTTTTTTATACTTTTACGAAAACGATTTAGGGATTTTTTCTTGTTTCATTATATGAAACAAATTGAAACAAATTTGAAACAAAAAATCCCCTATAAATTTTTCTGTAAAAGTTGCCTTCATGGATGTAACAACAAAAAAGATTTTACTCGACATTTGTCCACTACAAAACATAAATGTGAAACATTTGAAACAAAAATGGAACAACAAATCCCCAAAACGGCCGATTATGGTGCGGATTTAGCATCAGGGGATAAAATGGATCCAAAAAATCCCCTGAGCTTCTTATGTAGTAAATGTAATAATACGTATAATAGTAGGACCTCTTTATGGCGGCATAAAAAAGACTGTTGTAAGTTTGATGTCTCGATCACGGATAAATCGGAGTCAAACCATGAAATGGTATCTATAAATAATAGTAATATAGATATCAAAGAGTTGATTATGTTATTAGTAAAAGAGAATAAAGACGTCCAATTACAAATGCAACAGAATTTTTTGGATTTAATACCTAAAATTCAGTCTATGAGTAATTCATATAACAATACCAATAGTAATAATACAAACAATTTTAATATTCAAATGTTTCTCAATGATCATTGTAAACATGCTATGAATCTAACCGATTTTATAGATACATTGCCAATTACAAGTGAGACGTACGATCATACGATTGAAAATGGATTGACTAAAACAATCACCAATATGGTTGTAAACGGTTTAAACAATATGAATATATTAGAAAGACCAATACATTGTACAGATCCGTCGCGACGTATTGTGTATGTAAAAGACAATGACATTTGGGAGAGAGACAATGAGCTAGTACATTTACTTCGAGGCATTAAAAAATTGTCTCTTAAGCAACGTACATCATTAAATAAATGGCAAGATGCGAATCATGGCTGGGACAGAGATGAAAATTTACAAACCCGTATGACAAAATTAGTATTTAATTCTATGACTAACATAGAAGAAGACGAAAAGGAAACTAATAAAATTATACGTGCTATTAGCAAGAATACTTACTTGTCAAGTGATATTAAGCACGAATACAAATAGATTGTGGAAATGTAAAAATTATCAAAAAATATATCTTGATAATTTTTATTGGGGTCAAGGGGGAATCGAACCCCCAACCTCTCGCACCCAAAGCGAGAATCATACCACTAGACCATTGACCCACATTATTCTTAATAAGAATGTCTTTAAATTGTTTTCGTAGATAATATTTGACGTAACTATACATTCACTTGGATGAAAGGGTATAAATGTAATTTGTTATTATTTGTAATGGATACAAAACAAGAATTAATCAATCATGTCAAAAAATGGATTCAAATTGATAATGAAATTATAAAGCTTCAAAAAAAGATAAAAGAATATAGGGAGGAGAAAAAGGGTTTAACTACTTCGCTAGTTGACACTATGAAGACTAATCAAATTGATTGTTTTGATATTAACGATGGTAAATTGATTTATGCTAAATCCAAACACAAAAAACCGATTAATAAAAAATTATTGTTGGAGGCACTACAGACTTATTTTAAAGATAATAATGATATGGCACAAAACATTAGTGAACATATATTAAATAGTCGCGAGGAGACTATTACGGAATCGATAAAGCGTAAGAAGGAAAAATAAAATACCTATGTATATGTAAATTATAGCTATGTCATATAGTAATAGTATATTAGAACATAATACATCTTGTTACCCAAATGAATATATCACAAAATATGACACACCCACCATCATACGCGGTTCGAATGATGTATTCTCGAATTCTATATTGAATTCTATTGTGCGACATCCATTTGTAGATAATTTAGATACTAATATAAATAATATATCAAAATGCGGGAACAATATAAATATAGTTGTATATCGATTAAACACGTATAATAACAATCATTATGTTGAGTTTTATCTACCCGATGGTTGCTTGATATCACTTACTAGAGCTGATCGATTATTAGATAGTATAAAATATAATATTAAGGATATACATGGTACAAAACGATTAAAGGGCGTATTAACCTGGGATAATCAGCCATATATATTTGTTCAAGTGCGCGATAATAAACAACCAACTGATTGGTTGGTATTGTGGGATATCGTGGCTAATAAACATGTATATGGTAATTGTATTAATTCAAATACAATTGATTTCTTTTTAAAACATCATAAATTTAACGACTTATATATAGACAATCGTATTTGTTTAAAGCCAGTTGTGTTGTACTGTAATATTGATTCTAAATACAAGGTCTATGTATCGAACTATAAATCAATACAATATTGTACTAGAAATAATAGTCCACTAATTGAGTTACACAATTATATTGATGGTGACAACGTTCGTAACCTTTGTTTTATACAAGATGAGCCAATTAGTTCATCGTCCACTAATTTGAATAAAACGAGTGTCGTGATACAGAGAGATAATATACATACTCAATGGGTATTTAAAACGGACGCAATCATACGATCCGATACAAAATAATTTCATCATATAGTGTATAATGAAGTTATCTACTTTAGCTATTTTATTCGTGTCATTATTTTTAATCAACTATATAGTGTCGATGATAATGAATTTTTTAGGAATTGATATTCAATTTTATGGAAGTTATTTATTATGGGTCATTGTATTGCTAATTTTCTGGGCAATTTTACCAGAACCAATCCAATATTTTCATTAGACGTTATTTACTACGTTTTCATCAGATATTTCATCAAACTCTTTTAACACTCCCTTAATTATTTTATGTAGATAGTCTGGATTTATTTTGTCTTGTAAATTGTCTATTAACTCGCTTTCTAATGGCTTTCGATTGTGTTTTTCCTCGAACTTAATTGACCATGATTTTGCCTCCTTTTCGTACGAATCATGTAGCAGCTTCTTTCTTTTTGTCATCTCTATTATGGATGCTTGTGATGATGCTATTGAATCATCTTCATTGGTAATAAACATTATTTCAGCTGTGCTAATTAATTCATTACATATCTCAGGACGTTTAATATCTGGTTTGGGATTGCCAGTAGTGTTGTTAACCTGAAGTTGTTTTTTCTGTGGGAAAGTGGTATTGAATTGGCTAATTATTTTTTCGGTGATGGATGGGCTAGTTTCCATCAAACGATCAAACTCTTCTTTACACATCTTTAACATATGTCCAACATGTAAACGTTCTTCTCTTGATTTGGCTAATTCCACTTTGATATTTCGATAGAATTTGTCCCATGAAATGGAACTAGCTCTATGTGCTTCGTTCAACTCTCCAATTTTTAAAAACTGTGCGATTGTAGTGAGTATACCTGCGAATATATTAACTGCTCCTATACCCATTTGGGCATACGTTTTAATATCATCTGGAAATTTATCCTGGGCAAAGTTGGCAGTCCCGGTTAATGTACTCATAATAATAACTGGAATTGTAAACCACGTATGTATAGTGGAATACGATTGATGAGACCTAGCATGTAGCCATCTATAACACATCGCTTTATCTGCCCATTCAACTAATATTTTTTCATGTTCTACCTTCCACTCTTGTTCTTTATTTGTTAATATATCTGTATTCGTCTGTTGAATTTCATTTCCCACTGTCACGACTGACTCGTCCATTATATTTTGTACAAATATAATTATTTTTTATTATATAAATTTATATTAAATGGAAGAGAACTTGGCGAAGGTAAAATTTGTGTTTGACAAGATAAAAGATATGCGTTTAGAAATCGGCGGATTGTTTGATATACTAGATGGTAGAATTACTAAATTAGAAGAAATATACGATGGGTTTATAAAAAATACTAAGATGTTTAAATCGGGGGATATAAAGGTATTTATATTTAGTTTAGATTCATTCTATTTTCAAAATAGTTTAATAAAACGTGAGTATAGATATTTACGCAATTATTATAATATAATCGTGAACCGTATGTACGGCGAATACTATAAATTGTTTAAATTAATTAATGAATACGTAGAAAGAAGCTTAGTTGACAATAAACTAAGTGAAATTTTACGGCATAAAAAATACCCACGGTATGACGATTTAGATGACGAGAAGGAGTACGATTTTAAATTGATAACGCAGTTGAATGAAGATATAATTAGTGTCATTAATTATTTGATTAATATATTACGGAACAAAGAGAATTCTTTAAAGTTGTATATGGACAATCAAAATTACGGGTTAAATGTAAACAATTTTGTCTCGACATTTAATTATGAAGTGGTTGTACTTCAGGAACAAATATCATTATATGAGAAGTATCTTGATTTTTTTTATCATGTTCATGAAAAATTGTTAAAACGGTTGATTACCAAAATAAGTGTATTAGATGCGCAATTGAATACAGATGTTAAATTTGAAGGTGGGTTAATTAGTACAAAGAAAGACAGTAAGGTATTGTTTGATGAAATTAATATGGATGGATTAAATAAAAAGGTAGTTAAGGACTTAAGGCGATCTATTACGCGTAGTAATATACCTGCGCAAAATGAAACATTAATTGATGGTACGGATAGTGATGAAGTAAGTGATTGTACAAATGAGTGTATACCTAATATATCATGTAATTTGATTGAGAATACTAGCGATGAAACCAATATAATTATAGAGAATGTTCAAGATGTCACGTCCAGGATGAGTATTGTAGAAACAATGGCATCTACATGTAATAATACATTATTAACAAGTACTACAGAAACGACAATATTTTCGATATGTAATCCTGAAAATAATACATCTACACTAGATAGTGTAGTTGTACCACATGATACAATACCATGTGAAAACGCAACTACTATAGTAAGTGACCACTCACCAACACGTTTAGACAACATAGATGATCCAATTGAGGGGAGTTCTTTAGTATGTGATAAAGGTATTGTCACTGATGTGTTGGGCGGATTGGTAGAAACTATGTCAGAGAATAAAATAATAGATACGGCTCATACTGTATTAGATAATATGGGACAGTCTCATACAGAGGCCATTCAACCGGTGTTGGCTGAATCTACAAATGAAACATTAGTAGATAATGTTAATAAAATAAATACGGATAATACAGAAACGAATGAATCGTCTCAGTCGACGCAAAACAATATTATTGTTCAGAATAAAGAAAACGAAATAGCTCAAGTCGAACAAACAAATATTAAACCAGAAGTGGCTAAGCCAACTGTACCAGCCGCAAAATTAAATGGAGTCGCACGATCCGTTATAAACCTCAAGTTCGGTCGTAAGTAATATGATATGAATAATAATTAAAATTGATGTGCTTTATTATATTTATATGTAATTATAATTATAACAATGGAGAAACGACTAAGTAAAAAGGTCAATGATTATATTCATGCGTTTAAAACGAGTATAGTTAATAAATTAAAGACTATACCCGTATGCGACGATAGTCGGATGGATAAGGTAGATCTAGTTACATATGTCTACGAGTATGACAAATTTGAATTTAATAAAGAGGACTTCTTAAAAAGAAAACGTGTGAAAAATATGGTTCCTGTATATGAGCGGTGTTGTGCTAAGCGGGCTACGGGAGAACAATGTACACGGCGAAAAAAGGACGATTGCTCATATTGTGGTACGCATAGTAAGGGTACTCCACATGGTATAATTAGTGACAAAATGTCTGGACAGGTACTTACAAAAATAGAAGTATGCGCGGTTGATATTAAAGGAATTGTATATTATGTTGACAACAATTATAACGTATATGATCCAGAAGATATTGTTACAAACAGAAACAACCCGCGTGTTATTGCGAAATACGAGAAACATGGAGATGTGTATACGATTCCGGATTTGTTTACATAAGGATACATTTATAAAAGTTGGACATTTTATTATGTAATTTACACCTACAAATATAGTATGTATTGTTTATTGTCTTATGAAGTTACCAAAAAACAACTTAAAAAAATGAACTAGTGTAGTATAAAATGAATTTTCAGACAGAAGAATATATTAAATCTTTTTTAAATAAATGTAAAATAGTGATAAATGACTTTGGCGAGTTGAATGGTATGCTTATACCTAGAGAAATTTTTTTAAATAAAACAGTATATAGTGACGTCAAGGAGGAGATTTCCATATTAAAACAAATATTTGCGTCTTCTTCATTGACTTCTCTCCAATCTACAGCGGAAGACAATCAACGATGGCCATTATTAAACTTGGTGCGTCAGATTCTTAAATCATGTAATTATAAAATGACGCCTAAACGTGTTAGTAATGGATATACAAAGGATGGTAAGAAAGTATACAAGCGTATGTTTATTATTGAGAAATTGGTCGATGTAGGAAGCTATGAGACAAGTGCTACAATGACAACGGCATGCGACAATACTACATCGGTTTGATAAAATAATGCATATATAACCATATGTCCTATATCTGGTTATATCGAAAAGAAAAGAAGCCGTCGGCAGACAGAAAAAATTGAAGAGGAAAGGAGGAAAGGAAGAAAGGAAGTAAATAGAAAGAATGGAAGAAGCGGTGAAGCGTTGTGTGTGGGAGAGTAAGGAGTGGTGTATAAAGGAGTTGGTGAGGT